GATTCTGCTGTCGTCAACGTGTCTCCTGTTCCTGTAAGTTGGATTTCAGCGGTTCTTCTTATTCCTGTTACTCCGGCTGTAAAGCCAACAGCACCGGATAAAGTAAGAGCACCAGAGAAGGTATACGCCCCTGATAAAGTTCCATCTTTTGCGGTATTTAATCCGTCGAATTTAACCACCGGTATGTGATCTTCTAGTAATTGATTTGCCATATTTCCTTTGTAGTTCTCCCTCTCGCGTAGTCATTAACTCGCGGTAAAAGGCGAAATATTAATTATTAAGTAACCGCATTTAAAGTCCCCTGTAATCTACATGCAGTAGCAACAAAGTCACCTGCATAAATGAGATAACCAACCTTTGTTAGTTGATCTACCGGACTCATCATTTTTCTGAACTGGAATCCGCGGGTAGATTTAACATTACCTGGAACACCAGCAGGAACAGCGTCAGTAGTTTTCTTGAAGTTTGCTGTCATGATATTTTCGTCTTCATAGTTGAAGCCAACAAATCCAAATCCGCTAGTATTTACTAGGAAGTATTGTCCACTAGGAACCTGTTCGTCTTTCGCAATAGGAGTTCCACGGAATGTAAGATATACAAATCCTTGTTGTCCTCCTAATCCAGGAACCGCAGCAACGCCTCCGAAGGCATTCATTCTTGGGTATCCTGAAGTAGAGAAATTAGCACGTACAGAAGGAGTCAATAGTGACTCATAGGTGGACCAAACGGCTTTAGTAGTTAAAGATAAGTCTGGAGAATCAACACCGATAGTTACTGCATCATCTGCCGTAGCTAATTTTGCAAGTGTTAAAGCACCTGTAGCTGCTAAGTAATAACCGTTCCACGCTGAATAGGTAGAACGTGATAACGAACCGTATGAAGCAAAGAGAGTGGAATCAGAAGCAGCATTTGCTAATGAATCCCAGTCATTCCCTGTACCATTACCGGTATAAAGATTTTGAGCCATCAAGGTAATCAATGATTGAGCTTGTGAATCAAATTCAGTATCTAGTAAGTTAACAATCTGTTCGTCACCCATGTTTGCGGTGGTTTCAGCAATAGCAACTACAATCGGCTTATTTGCCGCCTTGAGGTTGAAATCTGCTTGTACTCGAACATTCTGTCGGTCGGTATCTAATTTATCCGCAACTCCCATATTCCCACCATTATCGGTGTCTTGGTATTTGATTGCGAATTTATAAGAAGTACCTGTTGTCCATTCTTTGGGTTTTTGCAAGAAAGACATCAAACCAGGTGTACCAGTGGTAACTTGGTCGAACACTTTCTTGATGATAAACTCACGAGTAGTCGTGGTAACCGCTGCATTAAAAATCATATAACTATTTTATGCTCCGCATATACTCCAACGCATTCTCAAATTGACCAGGATCCGAATCACCGCCTACAGCACCAGGATTAACGCTAACCGGATCATTCCTTTTAGCGATGTCCTTGGCTGTTTTGGTTTGAACCTTCTTTACCGTATCAGACATATCTTTCATGTTCTGATGCGCCAGTTTCAGGTCCCTAAATCCGTATTTATTAGCATGTTGGAATAAAACATTCTCATCAACATCAGGGTCCTCGGTCTTTATCTCTTCCAGTTGGGTAGAAATATTTTCCTCAACCTCCTTTTGTTTATCAGCAAACGCTTTCTCCTTCGAGTCTATTTCCTGCAATACCTCCTGCTTTGCAAGATTTATGACCTCTCCGTAATCCTTTGGTTGCCAATCAGGATCGTCGTATGGCTTTGCGGGAGCTTCTTGATTAATATTACCTTTCTCTATATCGGCTAGAGCTTGAGACTTTTTAGTATAGTCAGGATAGAAGTTCTCTTTCCATTCCTTTGCTAGTGTCTCGCCGTCAACCTTCCTACCATCAGGAAGCTCATAAGTCTTCTCCTCTGGTTCTTCGGTCGATTCTTCTGGTTTCTCGTCGCCGGTTTCCTCGGCTTCTCCGGTTGGTTCTTCTTCAACCGCATCTTCCTTCGTTTCCTCACTTGGTGAATCCTCCATATCAGATTCTTCACTGTGAGCAACGTCGATAGATTCTTCATTTGGGTCCATATAAAATTGACTGCCCCTTCCACGGCTTGGTCTTTCGACTGCCACGGAATTGCTTGGTCTATTAATGGTCAAATCTCTAGGGGTATAAACCCCCAAAGTCTAATCACTATTTCTTCTTTTTTTCTGGTGCTTTCTGATTACCCTTCTGATCTATTGTTTTCTCTGCCATCTTCTGGCCGTGTTCTTGAGCCTGGCGTTTCAACGCTAGCTCTTCGTTCTCTTTATTCTGTTCTGCCATCTTTTCGGCTACAAGAAGATCGGGGCTAGCCTGAATGCCTATCTGTGCCAGCAACTGAACCTGCGCATCCGGTGGTAGATCGCCATAATTTATCGAAACATTAGGTGGTTTCTCTTCCTTCTGTTCAGGAGGCGCAATCTTTGCCGCTTCCTCTGGTGTTATTCCCGTAGCAACCACAGGATTGATCTTATATTTAACCGCATTCTGGGCTAGTTCCTTAGCATCATCATATTGAGCTATTTCTAAATAATCAGCCGGAGAGATAATTTCGTCCTTAACATCGTTCTGTGCCTGTTCAAATTTGAATTCATCATCAACTGGCAACGACTTTCCAGCGATTATCTTAACCTCAGATCCACTCTCAAAGTCATCCTGAATAAGCTCTATCACCTCTCTTGCTCCTTCTTTGCCCATCCATTTAGCGTAGTGATATTCGGTATATCTGGTCTTGGCAAGCTGCATCCCCCAGTCAAACACCTCTTTAGCAGCGTAGTCTCCTAATTGAACCAGCTCATTTAATCTCAAGAATGATTGCTGTATAAGAGCAAGTCTTCCTGCTTTTGTCTCTTGGCCTTCTCGTTCGCCTCTAAATGCGCTGGTGGCTGCCATGATGTTATCAATCTCGGATCTGCTGTCTTGCATATCCTTAAACACCATATCAGGAAGCGCACTCCCAACCTCTCTAGTTACACCAGTATTAACTCCCTTACCCCAAATAATTCCTCGTGTTTCAAATCTAATACGTTGGGCATCAGACTTACCCATAACCGAAGCATCAACCTTCACTATCCCGTTAACTAGCTCAGCGTTCTCGTCTATATCCATCTTTCGTTTATCTATCCCTCTTTGTAATTCAGAGGAAAGCACAATCATATCTGTTCTTCCAATCGGGGTGTTCTCGTTATTAAATACCGTACCAAAGATATATGGTTTTCTTGGCCTATCAAAATGATTAAAGAAATACGGCCTAAGTCCCTTCGGAGTTTCTTTCTCTCCTTCCGGAATCGTTCGATCAGCATCAGCCGGCAATCCCGCCGCTTCTTTAGCTTCCTTCCTTGAGTCTTGCTCTAGTTTTATCTTTTGTAATAGGTTTCTCCTCTGCTCTCCCTCAATCCCTGGCTTGCCATTCTCGCCTTCTAGTTGTTTTTCTTCTTCCTCTGTTACAAGAACTCCATCCCAATCCCAGTAAGGATTTTTAATACAATCCAAAATTATATCTTCTAGTTTAAAAATTACATAATCACCAATCCAGGCTTCTTTGTACTTAACATCGGGGTTCTTTATATAAAGATCAGAATCACTTTTTATCCCATACTTCTTCATCAACTCTTCTTTCTTCTTAGGGAACCGCTCAGTAAGAGCAAACAAATTGTCTTCTATCAACTCTACAACAAACTCACTCGACTGCTCATTCTTTGCGTATTTACCAAACCTAACATTCCGTGGATCAACCGATCTAAAGTCGAAGTCATTTATCATCGGATTCCAAAACGCTTTAATCACAAACAACCTTCCAAAGTAAAGGTTTCTAAATGCCATCCTAAATGTCTCTTTCAAATTCAAGTCTTGATATTTCTTTCGGAAAAACGACTCTAGCTTACGTGCAAATTCTTGTGCCACCTCTCCGTCTCTCGCTGGAAGGATATTTATTCCAGGAGGATTTGCAATCAACGAATTAATAACCGCCTCCATATTAACAAAAATACGGTTAGCGTGTACCACCCATTTCTTTCTAACGAAAGGAAGGTTATCTACCCAACTAGCCTTATTAGCATACACGGCGGTATTGTGAGTATAGACCTTGTCTACTGTTTCCCAGACCTCATCAGAAGACTTCCATCTATTTTCAATCAGCGCCTTTTTTTGAGTGTCATTGAGTTCTTGAATATTTATTTTCATAAAAAAACGAGCTATCGCCACACACCAAAAAAGGTGTGTATAACAATAACTCATGGGTTTTTCCCCTAAGTCTTATAATATTTACTCTAGTATATCATGATTTATCTTCAAGTACAAATTACTCTATCCCAAATATAATTGTTTTAATAGGATGAGTAGCCTTAAATGGCAAACCGTCCTTAACAACGAGGTTAAATCCCCCGTATGAAAGATCTTCACAAAAGACTTTCAGATCCTTCCATATAATCTCGTTACTCAAGAGTTCTGATTTATATTTACAGAACTCAATAAACTCTTTTGCTTCTTCTTCGCTAAGATATACCGCCGTTTTATTACTCATAGTTGCTTTGTTTAAACTGCTGGGATACGTCATATACATTATCAGCCCCCAATACGCTCGGAATATCATCTTGAGTTTCTGGTTTGTAGAACTCTCCATCCCCGCCGCCCTTCATTGCGAGGTAAGAGTACAAATCAGCGAATACAAAATGATCTTCTCCGGTAGTAGAGTCCCATACGTAGCGCTCAATGCCTTTATTGTTAACGATCTTAGCGCGCCGCATCGTCTCGTAATGCTTTATATAAAGTCTAAACATATCATCAGTCTCAACCCCTATCAGCCACTCTGCCTCAATCATATCAGTAAACATCCTGTCTAGGATACGATCTCTGTGTGAATATACTATCCCCTTCTTGTCATTCTCACCCCACCATAAGATTATCTGCGGGTTATTAGAGTTCTCCATGAAGTAACTCATCTGCATAAATGGATACGCATCCACGTAATGCTTTGCCGCTGTATTGTCTGGCATCGCATCAATAACCCCTGCTGTTGGCTTCCATACTCTGATAATATCGTCCAGCTCACTCCAAGCAGAGAATCTCCCAACCTTCAACAACCCCTTACGGCTCCTCACTACAAAATACTTTATGTTCCCGACATCAACCCCCAAGTATATTTCGCCAACGTTCAGGTCTTTCGGAGTCCATAGGTCCAATATCGTTGTTTTAGATATAGATAAATCACCAGGACTATATGCTTTACCAAGAACAAAGTTATTGAAATACGCTGGATCGCCCTTAGAGTCCTCCACCACTTCTTCTGCGCTAATCCAACAACACATCAAATGCGAGATATGGTAGCCACTAACCTTGCTTCCTGGCTGTTGAGCAACCCACTCACCACCGCGTCTTACGTCATCAGAGATAGGCTCCTTACAAGCCTTGCAGATATAGCACAGCTTCTCCATGTCTATAGAATCAGGGAATGTTAGCTCGTGCTCGTCCTTACAATTCGGGCAAGTAATTATCCATTCCTTCTGATCCGACACCTGCCACTGTAGATCGAGTTCATCTCTCTCTGCGCCAGGATTAGAGAACAACCATCGTCCTTTGTATTTACTGGCCTTCGTTCTTGATTTATACGTCTCGATGGCTAACTGGTCTGATCGTGAGATCTCGTCATGTACCAACAAATCAGCGGTAGTAGAGATAGCAGAAGTTTTTCCAATCGTACCCTTAAAGAAGAGAAACCTATTATTTAGCTCCTTTAAGCCGACATTATCGGTAGGCATCCCAAGGAACTCATGTTTATTTGCGTCCACTATCTTGTTGAACTTAGAAGAAACAAACTCATTAACATCAGAATCCGAGGCCATTGTGTATATTATATTGAAATGAAGATGTTTTAATGCGAACAGAGATTTAACCGAGAACGTAACGCTTTTCCCCACCTGTGCGCACGCCGTTAAAACAATCTTCGGGTTCCAGTCACATAATATATCCAACAGCCATGGTCTATCATAAAAACTAAAGGGATCACCCTTTTCGTCTACAATACCGGTCTCGGTGATCCACTGAAGTATCGAATAATACTGTTTATTCTTCTGTTTCATCTTCGTTTACAATGGCCACGTCAATAGCACAAAGCGAAGAAGCAACTGCCACTGCACTCTCAACCGCCAATCTGGTTACCTTAAATGGATCAATAATCCCAGAGCCAATCATATTAACCATGTCTTTGCTTCTGAAGTCATATCCCCACCCTTCCTTTCCTTCCCGCACGTCATTAACAACCTTATAAAAATCCATCCCTGCGTTTATAGCCATCTGTTTCAACGGTGCTACCAAAAAGTCATCAAACAATGGGTCTTCTATGCTTATCTTAGCCAACGCAACTCCACCACCTGGGACAATCCCTTCCTGTAAAGAAGCCTGGGTTGCGTTTATAGCATTAACGAACTTATATTTCTTTGCGTTAAATTCATTGTCAGTGTAGCTGCCCACTCTAATAACCCCTATTCCACCAGTCAACTGAGCCAATCGGTCCTTTAATATTTCTTTATCGTACTCGCTGGTGGTCTCTTTAATCTCGTGGGTTATATTCTTAATCCTGTGTTTTAGTGCCTCA